GGAATGACCACCCAATTGACCTCAACCAAGATCAAGAACCGCAATCCTTGAACTCAGCCCACAAGATCAACCACAGGCAAGTCATCCTTCCTTCCTTTGCGCCCTGAGAAATCCAAATTCATTAACTCAACGAAGGCAGTTCCGTCTTCCCTAATATCTTTTAAAAATATTATCAAAAGTTCATCGAAACTTAAATTTACTGGTTTTATATCATATTCAATTAATTTTGCTGAAAATTTATCATAAAATTCATTATAAAACTGCCTTCCATGAAAGAACGCAAATCCAAGAGCGGATCTTTGATTTGCAATTAGTTGCTCTTTCATGTCATTATCAGTCCGGTACCAATTAGTTAAAGATGTAATAGTATCTAAATTCATGGCTGGTAATAAAATATCATTGCCGAATTCTGGATCTCTCCGATACTTTCGTTTAAGAAATGAAGTTTCCTCCAACAATTTAAACGGAAGCATCACCTCTGACTTCTCTTCATCGGTGTATCCAATACCGTGTTGGGCCAGGCACTTTGTTATCGTTAATTGATTAAAAATACCCAACACGGACTCCTTTACCACTAGGCGATTATCATCTCCGTACATTTCTTCCATAACGTGTTCTTGGTAGGCATCCATAGTGGCGAGAGCTGGAGCTTGCTCTAACATAATTTCCATCCAGGCCAATCGCATGTAAAAGGCATTAACTATTGTATTAATTATTACTGTAAGAGGGTTTCCTGAAGGGTTTCCTTGATGTGTTTTATAAACGCAATTTTGAACGAGTTGGTATGTGTGAATCATTTCATCAATTAAAACTTTCCTAACTATTGCATTGATTATATTTTTGTCTCCTTTAAATTTAAACCACTCGTTTATAATATTCCCTACTTCCTCAATTAAATCGGCCATAAGGGTTCCATCAAAACCGGCGAAATCACCTGCGATGCATTTATCACCATAAGTTCGCAATCTATCATAGGCAGCTGTCCAATCGTAAGATTCTGCATTTATTCCAAC